AACGTGCAGCCCCAGAATGTATATATAGAGTGGAACAAGTATGTGTTAGGGGAGGGATATACACCTATCTACACCACTACACTACCTACACTAAGTACACTAAGTGCACTAGAAAAGAAGTTTGATTTGATAAAATCAACAACAATTAATGGCAGAGATTTGGAGTTAAGTTTACCTCTTTTAATTGTATCAATGTGGATAGATGGAGCTATTGGATTAGAAGGAATTTTTGAAGAAGTTTTAGGAATTTTGAATGATATTTCACTGAAAAAGAGTGAAGAAGAATCAATAGAAAATTTAGATATTTCTCTTTATGATTACATATCTCAAGAACAAGAAACAACATTCTTTATTCCACTTCAAAAGATAACTGATGGATTCAAACAATTCCTTCAAACAAATGATGATTGGATAAATAATAGATGGATCAGTAGGGCTTTATCTAGATTAAAGATGATTGCAGAAAAAAGAAGACTTTCCAGAGGTGTAGAAGTTCGTTTAGATTATAATAAAGCAAAGGAAAAGATGAGGATGTTTAAGTAAAATGAAAGAAACTCTAAAAGATAGAACAGAATTATTAAATTTAAAATGTTCAGAAAGAGGTTGTAAGAAGAAATCTGTTGGAATTTTTAAAACAAAACCTTATTGCCAAGATCATTATGATGATATAAATCCAAGGATTAAAAGATTTAGATACCCAAACGGATCTGTTTATTAAAAAAAAGGAAGGTGACCAGGGATCAAGCGTGTGGCAATAAGGCACAATTAAAATTTAATCACCCTAATTAAACAAGAATATACATATTAAAAAGATTGTGATAGAAGGTTTTATAAAGTAGAAATGTGTAAATGTGTAAAGATGGAAGGTGATAAGACTGTTAAGATTTCTGAAAGCAATTGGAGAGAGTTAATAAAAATTAGAATAGAAAGAGGATTAAGAACTTTTAATGACGTAGTTTCATATTTAATTAAATTAAAAAAGAATCAAAATGGAAAATCCACTTAAAAAACTTAAGAAGAAACCAGTGAAGATTGAAGACGTTGATGAAGAAGAATTTGAAAACTTAGAAGAAGATGAAGAAGATCCAGCAGATATGTATTCAGATGATTTAGAAGAAGACGAAGAAGAACCAAAAGAAACTAAGAAAGCAGATCTTAAATCAAAGAAAGTTAAAGAACCAGTTCAATTGACAGAGAAGGATGTTTTAGCTCTTGCAGTTTATCATTCAAACAGAGCTACACAATTGCTTCAAACTCTTCAATAAATTATAATCAAAAATGGCAAGTAGTGTATTTAACGAAGTTGGATCCCAATTAATTGCAAGAATATTCGGAGGAATATTATGGTTTGCAATTGCAGCAGTAATTGTGGGAGCTTTAGGTTTTTCTATGTGGTATGTTTTGGTTTACAAAAGAAAGTTTAATATTAAGATTAAAATTATTTCTGATAGAGCAGAGGAGAAAAATAGTATCTTATTTGATAAGGCAGCAATTTTACTTGATAAAAAAACAAATAGTAAATATTTTTCTCTTTGGTCAATAAAAAAGAATCTTCCAGTTCCCAATTTCAATGTTATCCAATTAACTGCTGATGGAGATTATATTGAATTGTATAGAACAGGAGAAAATGCTTTTTATTATTTAACTCCAACCAAAGTTTGGAAGAAAGGAATTATTAAAGCAGATGGAAAAGTTTATCCTTTTGCTAGTCAAAGTCAAAGAATGATTGATTCTGATATGGAATATTGGTCTCAAAAGAGAAAAGATATGAATAAAGGAATGTTTGATCAAGAGAAGATGTGGATGAAATTACTTCCTTACTTCCCACAAATTATTGGAGGAGTTATGACTGTATTCATACTTTACATCTTAATGTCCCACTTACCAGGAATATTAGCTCAACTATCAGACCTATCTAAATTATTTGTAGATAGTCAGAGGGCTGCAATAACAGTGGGTTAAAATGGAAGTTAATTTAATCACAAAGTACATAGCGGTATGGGGATGGCAGATACTTGCGATGATGTTCCTTAGTTTTTCATTTGTATTCTTAGCTTTACCATCAAATTTGTTTTCAAGTGTTTTCTATGTTGCATTCTTTTTAATATTTATTATCTGTGAATATATGTCACTCAAAAGAAAAGGAGAATTCAATCACGATGAATATTTTCAGGAATAAAAAAGGAGGATTGTTCGCTTATCTTTTCTGGATAGCAATTGGTTTGTCTTTGGGAATTTGGTTGGCAATAATATTTTTATGATGGATGTTTTATATAAATTTATGATGTGGTTTATATTCACTTTTGTATTAACTATCTTCCTTAATTCAATAGTTGCTCACGAAATTCTTTTTGTATTCATAATTTCAGTATTGGTTTCTTTCTTGGCGGTGAAAAATGAGTAATAAAGAATATTGGATCACAGATTCCAGATTCAAATGGATTTCAATACTTCTATTTGTAATGTTTTTAATATTCATGGCTTTAATCTTTGCAAGGACTGAACAGCTCATTTTAAACCCCTGTCAGCTCTGTTCCGAAAAAATGGGGGAAGATGTCATTTGTACCATAAAAGGTTCGTCACAGAGCTTAATATACCACCCTGATTACTCTGTAGAAGATGACACAGGGTTTAGAATCCAATTAGGAGATAAATAATGTTAATTGATTGTGCAAATACTTTAGCACCTCGATTGTGTAATTCTTTTTGGGTTTTGGCTACTTTTTTTGTTATTTTTGTTACAATTGCTTGGCTTACAATTCCCAAAAGAGAAAAAAGATGATGTACAAACTGTTACAAAACAAAACATTTTTAAAATAGATAATACATTATATATGTTATGAAAGTTAAAACTGTTTTGATAATTGGATTATTTCTTTTTATAACTTGTTTATTTTTCTTTTTCCCAAGAGAAACTATTTCTATTGAAGTTCTACAACCAATTAAACAAGCACCAATTATGATTCCTTAAATGGTAAGTATTAGAGATTTATTCAAACGATTTAGAAAAAAACCAACAGTAACAACTAAAGTTTTAGCACCAAAAAAAGAAGAACCAGTAAGAGCTGTTGATGTTGGAACTCCAACTCAAGAAAGGGTTGGAGGAATTGTAATTCGTGGCGAAGCTCCAAGAACATCTGGTGGCGATGCAGGAAGAACTACTGAAGCACAAATAATTCAAAGAGTTATAGAATCCCCAAAAGAAAAAATTACAGTCACTAAATTACCTCCAAAACCTTTGGAAGAAATAAAACCAAGAGAGACTAGGGAAAGAAGAGAAAAACTTCCAGAAGTTGGAGCGATTGTTTTAAGACCTTCAGAAGTAAGAGCAAGAGGAGTAGAAATTGAAGAAGGAGAAGTAGGAATAATTCCTGCAGCAGAAGTTAGGGGAGAAGGAATTTCTGTGTCAGATATTTTTTTAGGATCTAGAAAAGAAGATGATGTTGTTGGAAGAACAAAAACTCAACAAGCATTTGATTTTGCATTTAAAGGTTTACCAAGCCAAAGACAAGAACCAACTTTAACACCTTTAGGAGAAAGGTTAATTGGTGATAAACCAAGAGCTAAACAAGCAATTTTAGATTTAGCAAATGTTCTAAGACCAGAAGTAATTTTAGCAAGTTCGTTTCCAGCCCAAAGAGTTCCACAACAGATAGCATTACGTGCAACAAGAGAAGCTGAATTTCTAGAAGTTCAAATTCCGATAGTTAAGGGTGGGAAAGAATTTAACATAGGAAGATTTGAAATAATAACAGAAAAAACTCCACCATTAATTCAAAGAACAAAAGAGGGAGGTTTTCTCGATGGTAAATTAGTTCCACCTAAAATAGATAAAACTGTAACTCCATTTACTGTTATTGATGAAAAACCTTTTGTAACTTTAACTACAAAAGGTGGTCGTGTTGGAAAGTTAGCTAAAATAAGTGGGGTATCTAAAGAAGCTGATATTTTAGCTTTAACACCTAGAGAAAAATTTCTTTTCACAAGTTTGAAAGAAAAGGAATTAGGTTTTCCTGTCGCTGAAAAAAATATACAACAATTTTTTAAAAAAGATGCAATTCTTCAAAAAGGATTCCTTGAAGAGTTTCAACTAGGTAAAGTTAGAACAGGGAAACCAACAGAATTAGATATTCTTCCGCCTAAAACTTTAGGTCGTAGAACAAGAAGATTTGAAACTGTTAGTGAATTTAAACCATTAGGAGAAACAGATCAATTTGAAATCCTTGGGGGAAGAACAGTTTTCAAAGATGTAACTTTTCCTGGAACAAGAGATGTTGGAAAACTACCTTCACTTAAAGGAACAGTTATTAGATTAAAGAAACCAATAGTTTTAGATACTGAAACAGGAGTTCAAGCTTTAAGACCTTCTGGAAAAGTTACAAGAACTCCTCTTGAAAAAACATTCCAACAACAAATTCAAAAAGATTTAGTTATGCTTCCTAAACCTTTACCACAACCCAAACCAATAAAAACAAAAGCTTCAACAAAGATAGTTTCAAAACCAATAGCAACTCAACAAATTATTTCTAAATCTGCATTTGAAGGTAAAGGATTATTTGAAAGAACAGAAGGAGGATTATTACCTGGAGAACAAATTGGAATAGTTAGATTAGATATAAAACAAAAACCATTAGTTTCTGGAATTGATTTGATTGGATTACGAACAAAAGATTTTCAAGGATTATTTCCTTTTCAAAAAGGTCAACCAAAATTACGAGGAGAAACAAAAACTCAACCAAAAGAAATTACAAAACAATTTCCAAAAGAAATTACAAAAATATTTCCTAAACAAATATTTAAACCAGCTTTCAAATCGCCATTTAAAATACCTCCCCAACCACGAGCAAGAGTTGGAAGAAAACCAACCACAAGAAGAGCTCCCCCTCCATTCTTACCTTTTGTTCCTAGTCTCGAATTCTTTCCAACTGGAACAGGAAGAAGAGCAACAAGATTATTTATTGAAACTCCAAAATTCTTTGATGTAAAAGTATTTGAAGAATTTGGAATTGGAAAGATAGAAACAGGAATTTTATTACCTACAACATTACTTAAAAAAGTAAAGAAGACAAAAAGGAGGAAGAAAAAGAAATGAGACAAGATGTGTATGAAGAATATCAAGCACAAGATGCTTTACAGCAAAGACAATTGGATGCACAATCTGCAATGAATTCTCCACAAATGTTAGAACAGATTCAACAAGCCCAATCAGTTTTAGTTGAATCAACAAATCCTAAAAAAGTTATTGAAGATATTATTTTAGTTTTGAAAGGTCAAGAAAAATTACCAAATGGAAACACACATAAATCTGGTAAAGAAAAGATGAATAAATTAGGTATAGAAAATATTAGTTTTATTCTTAAGAGCCACATAAATCAAAATGTAATTTTATCTAGATTACAAGATTTTGAAATTTCACAAATAATGGATTCATTACAAAAGGATTTAGTTGATGATCTTGCATTGAACTGGAAAGATTATGGTATAACTAAGAAAACAGATTTAGATACAATAAACAATTGTGTATTAATTAATATCTTTTTAACATTAAAAAGAGCTGAAGGACAGAATGAAAAGAATTGGTTAAGTAAGATTTCAATAGAAAATATATCACAAGGAGGAGGCATTCCAAGACCTAAGAAAGAAAGTTTTTGGAGTAAGTTTAGTTTACAAAGATGAAATTTTATTTATTATTGTTTTTAATATTAACTATTACATTAGTGGAAGCTCAACTTCCACAATTAGAAAATGGAAATAATGATCTACCTTCTTTGGATGATGCAGTAACTTCAAATAATACTTTTAATGTAAATTTTACAACAACACAATCAATAACTCAAATAAATACTTTTGATCAAGATTTGAATACAACTAATAGTGTTCAATTTGATAATCTTACTTTGACTGGAAATTTAACTCTTGGACAAAAGATTACTTTCGCTTTTGGAGAAATAATTGATAATTTGGTGGACGGTTGGATCACTATTACAGGAAACCATAATGTAACTGGTATATCAGAAGCAGATACATTTTTTGTGAGAAATCAAATAAATTTCTCGGATGATGAGAATGGCACACATACTTTAAATTTAGAAATGGATTCAGCAATTTTTGGTTCTGCAATTGACGAGAGTTTTGTGTTTACTCATCCAGAAGACCATGATGAGGGGAATATTATGTTTGGAGTAAGAAATACAGAACAGTGGCACTTGTTAAATATTAAAGGATTAAATAATTCAGCTAATGTATTTGATAGAAGTCTGATGGTTTATGATGCTAGCTCCTTCGGATTGAATGCAACTAAAGCAACAAATTGTTTTGAGATGTATGATACAAATAATTGGACATCTCGAAGTAATTGTGATACAGATGGTGTTGGTGCAGACCTTTTAGCTACAGGAATTGGAGGATTCAGACGAGGATTATTTGTTGGAGGAAGTGAAGACGGGTTAAGTTCTTTCTTTAGATCAGAAGGTTCAGCTAGTTTTATTTTACAAGGCAATGATGCAGATTTTATCAATGGATCAATTCATAATCTTATCCCTGTAACTTTTGTTAGTGGATTTTTGCCAAATGATGCGTTCACTATTTTGAATGTTTTATTTGAAGGTACTATTAGTCCATTTGTTAATTTAGATGTAAGCCCTGAAGTTTGGTTTGCGACAAGCGGAGCATTATGTGATGATGGTGGATGTGTAGAAGCAACTGGAAGTTCAGGGAGTGTTGATATAACTATGACTACAAATGTTAGTACACAAAATGTAAATGAAACAGAGATTAATTTTGTTTATAGTCTAGTTAATTTAATTGGTGCAGATAATTTTAGATTAGAAGTTAATAATTTCAATGGTTCTGGTTGGGTTCAGAAATTCACAGACGCAGGAACTGAAACAACTATAAGTCAAAGAGTAACATTGGATGAAGGTTTTTCTAATTTGAGTTCCGTAGGTTTTAGATTTGTATGTGATGTAACTCAAGCTCTTAGAAGTTGTTTTGTAGATACTGTTAAAATAAATGGAACTTTCACAGCTAATACTACGGCTTCAGTTAGTGGTTTTGATTCTGAATTATGTTTCAGCGATGGATTGAGAGGATCAAATGGACAATGTAATAGGGGAATTTTTTATAATAGAAGTTTGGATACAATATTTTTTAATGGAGTAATTAATGCTTCAGGGACTATTGTTGGAGGAATATCTGGTTCTGGAACTACAGACAATTGGGCAAAATTTACGGCTTCGACAAGTATCGGAAATGCACCAGTTTCAGATGATGGAGCTACAATAACGATGAATTTACCTTTTGATGGTCTTACAATAAATAATAATCTCACAGTTGATACTAATGTATTACATGTTGATTCAGATAATGATGGAGTTGGAATTGGAACGACAAGTCCGAGTAGTAGTGATTTACTACAGTTGGGAGATGGGACAGCAACTAATGGTATGGGGTTAAGAATATTTTCTAGAAGACCAATGTTAAGATTATTTGAGCAAGACACTACAGATGAAAACTGGCAGATAGAAAGTCAAGCAGGGGTACTTAAAATAAATACACAGAATGATTTGTTTAATAGTGTATCAACAAAATTAGCTATATTGCAAAATGGTAATGTAGGTGTTGGAACAGCAAGCCCAGAAGTAGAACTTGAAATTGGAGATGTTCAAGAAACTAGCGGAGGTGTTTTTGCAGGAGGAGATCCAACTATTGGAGCAGGAGGAGGAACAAGAGGTATGTTATATCTTGAAGGTTCAACACAAGCAGAAATAATTTTGGATGATAGTGCAGGGGCTTCAAATGAAAAAATGGTTCAGTTAGTTAATGAAGGTGGAACTACAAGATTCAGACTTCTTAATGATGCAGGAACCATAAAAACTGAAAACGCTTTGGTTATAGATAACACTCAAGGAAATGTTGGAATTGGAACAAGTGCTCCTGGAACAAAATTAGAATTAGCATCAGCAGATCCATGGGATCATTTAAATCTTAATCGTACAGGTGTAGGAACTATGCAAATATTTGCAGGTAATCCAAGAAGTTTAGTTTTTGGAGACGGAACTACTGGTATGATGAATTTAATACAAAGTAGTGGTTTTCTTGGAATTGGAACAAATACTCCTGGTCAGTTAGTAGATGTAAGTGGAGCATTATCAGGTTCAGCAGGTTCGTTTACAAATCAACCAACTTTAAGAATAACGCAAGAAGTAAATACAGCTTACAATATTAGTGATATTCATTCTGCCATTGAATTTTTTACAGATGATATAACTGGAAATTTTCCTGCTGTTCAGGCAAAGATTGCTGCAGTCTCAACAAGGGCAAATGACACTGCATTTGCAGATGCAGGTTTAGAGTTTTTTTATACAACATCTGGTGCAGTTTTAACTAGTGGATTTATATTAAAATCAAATGGAGATTTTGGAATTGGAACAAAAAGCCCAAGTGAGATGTTACATTTATCCACTTCTGGTGATCCTCTTATAAGATTTGATGATAATACAGCACCAAGAAATAATACAATAGGACAAGTAGGAGCAGATAATATAATTATTTCAGCGGATGGTATAAAACAGGGTGGAAATTCTGAAATTAGATTTTTTATTGATGCTGTTGAACAAATGTCTGTTGAAGCTGATGGGGATTTAGTTCTTCCTAATATAAGAGCTTCTACAGCAGATAGATCAGCTTTGTGTGTAGTTATTGGTGGAGGAACAGTAACAGAAGATATTGCTGGAAATAATTGTGATACTTCTTCTGCAAGATTTAAAAGAAATATAGAAAATATTGGATTTAGTGGATTAGATATGGTTATGCAATTTAGACCAGTATCTTATCAAAGAATTGCGGATAAAAGAAATGTTACAACTTATTATTTCACAGCAGAAGATATGGCTGCAATTGATCCAAATTTAGCATATTGGGAAGTTACAAAACAAAAGGAAAGTTTTGATGAAATATATAATTATTCTATAAATGAATTAAATGAAACAATAAAAGAAGTATCAAATATAACAATAATAGAAAATTATACAGTTCACGCAAGATATGATGAACCAGGAGCAGTTCCTTATTCAATCTCAACAAAAGCAATAGATGTTGCTCACACATTAGCAATACAAGAATTAAAAATAGAAAATGATTTATTAAAAGAGGATTTATGCACTTTGGGAATTCAGAGGTGGTGTAAATGATGAAAAAAATATTATTATTTATGTTGTTAGGAATGTTTTTAGTTTCTTTAGTTAGTGCTGAATGTTCTTTACCAAATCCTATTCAACAAGGAAATACAATTGAATTAACTCAAACTTGTAGTAATTGTACTGAAGTTAATTTAACAAAAATTATGTCTCCAAATCAAACAATATCTTTACTTGGACAATTTCCAATGACAGCAAATGGAACAAATTATAATTATACATTTTCAAATACTGAAGCTATTGGAAAATATTTTTATACAACATCTGGAATTTTGAATGGAGTTTCTACTCAACAAAGTTGTAATTTTGAAGTAACTTCAACTGGAATAGAATCATCAGAACAAAGAACTACTGCTGTATCTAGAATAATTTTTGTTTTATTTTCAATAGCAATTGCTTTATTTATTGCTTTCTTATTTGCCAATACTCCTGTTCCAGTTAAGTGGACTTTCTTTTTAATATCTATGATGTTTTTATTACAAACTGTTAATTTCTTGTTCATTGGATTGAAAGATGAGTTTGTAAATCCAAGTATAGAAAATTATTTTAGTTTTTTAACATCAGCATCATTTATTTTATTCTGGTTTTTATTTGGACTACTTGCAGTAATGTGGTTTTTAACAACCCTACAAACAATATTAATGGTAAAAGCAAAAAATTCAATGGAGAGAAATAATGGTTAAAAGTAAATCAAGAGTTATGAGAATAGATAGAAATTTAGCCGACGCTATAGATAACAAAGGAAAGGAAATTGAAATGAAAATAAAAATAAAACCAACATCAACTCAAGCAAGTGGATCTTTGTTTAAAGAGTTCCAAGAGTTTAAAATGTCAAAATTAAAATTTAAGAAAATAAATTTTTAAATGAGAAGTATAATAAAAAATAAGAAGGGACAGTTTGAAGGTATTCTTTTAGCAGTAATAACTTTATTCATAATTGGATTAATTTTATTTTTATTTAATCATGTAAATGAAAAAATGTATTCTGAATTTGATGAATACTTTGAAGGGTCTAAATTCAATAATACTGAAGCACATAATGTTTTAGAAGATATTCAAGGAGTAGAACAAAGTAGAATATGGGATTTTGCATTCCTCGCAATTTATATTGGAATAATAATGCAAATGTTGATATTAGCTTTTGCTTCAAGAGCCAATGTTGCTTTCTTTTGGATATTTGTTTTATTAGGTTTAGTTATTTTAATAGTCGGAACAATCTTAAGTAATATTTGGCAAGAGGTTGTAATTAATCCAGAATTTTCTGAAACTATAGGAAGATTTACTATTACTAATACTTTACTTGGAACTTTCTTCCCGATGGTAATAACTGGATTAATATTTTTAGCTTTGATTATAATTTTTGGTAAGTTCCCTGGTGGTAGAAATGAATAAATTATTTTTAATGATTTTTGTATGTGTTCTTTTAATTGGAAATGCAACAGCTTGGGAATGGGATAACAAACTAACTTATTCTGAAAATGATATGAAAATAGATTTAATTAATTGGTTTGGATGGGGAACTAACTATGGAAGTGCTGAATTAAAATCTCATAATTCTGTAGATCAAATAAGACCAGTTAAACTTGGAGATTCTGTTTTAATGTGGTATAGTTTTTCAGAGTTTTCAAATTCATATGAAGATGGACTTGGAGATGTTGAAATAAAGGACATGGATACTGGAGAAATAATTCAAAGAGATTATGAATTTGTTTACTGGGGAACAGAAACTTATGAAGTCCCTAATTATATTTGTGATTCTGAAATAAAAGTTATGGAAGAACAATGTATTCAAGTTGGAACAAAAAATGAAACAGTAGAGAAATGGTTACCATATAATTCAAGAGACATTCCTAAGGGGGAAATTATGATTGGATTGAAAATGAATATGGGTGTCGATGAAACTCTTGATATATTTTGGAAGATTGGCGGAAAGAAAATAGAAAAACACGCAGTTGTTAGTTCTGGAGCAGTACAAACTTTGGATGGTGATTTTACTGTTCTTACATTTAGTAACAATGGAACTTTTAATACTACTGCTGATATAAACGTTAGTGTTCTTGTTGTTGCTGGAGGTGCTGGTGGATCTGGTGGTGGTGGAGGAGCTGGAGAAGTATTGAATGATTCTAATTTTCTTGTAACTACAGGTAATTATGTTGTAACTGTTGGAGATGGTGGGGCAGGACGTAGATCTAATGGTGCAGGAACAGCTGCAGGAAACAATGGAGGTAATTCTTCATTTGATACTCTGGACGCTAGAGGTGGTGGCGGAGGTGGCAGAGCTGTTTCAGCAAGTAGTGGAAATGGACTACCTGGAGGAGCTGGAGGTGGTGGTGGTCAAACAGGTACTGGAGTAAATACTGGTGGTACTGGAGATCAAGGAGATGGTGGAGATTCACTTGATAGTGGAGGATTTCCTGCAGGTGGCGGTGGCGGAGTACTTGCTAATGGTGAAGATGGAATTTCAGGAGTTGGAGGAAGAGGTGGTGTAGGAATAGCACTTACTATAAATGGAACTGATATTACTTATGGAACTGGAGGAGGAGGTGCTTTGAATAATAATACTGGAAATGAAACAGATGCAATTGATGGACTTGGTGATGGTGGAAATGGAACTTCTAATCAAGGATGGGGTGGAGATGGTGGAGATGGAATTGTTATTATAAGATTTATTCAACCTGCAGATATAGAAGTTAATTTAATCACACCAGTAAATAATACTAATTTAACAACTCAAAGTATTGAATTTAATGTTTCAGTTACAACAGATAATCAAGCAATTCAAAATGTTACTTTATTTATTGATGGAGTTGCCAATGAAACTAATACAACTGGAATAAATGGAACTCATATTTTCAATAAAATAATTGCTGATGGTTCTCACAATTGGAGTATTTTGGCATTTAATAATAATAGTGAATTTGGTCAAAGTGGAACAAGATTATTTAATATTGATTCAATTTTACCTTCAATAAATTTACAATCTCCAACTGGAGAGATAGCTTTGCATTCTATTGGAAATCTCTTGTTTTTGAATTGGTCTGTTGAAGAAATAAATATTGATGAGTGTTGGTATGAATATAATAGTATAAATACCACTGTTACTTGTAATGATAATACAACTACATTTAATACTATTGTTAATAGACAAAATATAACTTTCTATGTAAATGATACTTTTGGTAATCAAAATTCAAATATAACTTTTTGGAATTATTCTTTCCTTATAACTGCTGAAGAATTTGATGCAGATGTTTTTGAAACTGATAGTGAAGAATTTAAAATAAATATTTCCATACCAACAACAGTAAATAGTATAAGTGTTTTACTTTTCCATAACGGAACTTCTTTCCCAGCACAAAGTATTTGTAGTGGAACATCTTGTCAAATTAGTAGAACAATTGATATTCCTTTATTAGTTGGTGGAACAGAATTTGAAAATAAAAGTTTCTTATGGCAACTAACATCTTTTGGAACTGGAGGAACTACTTCATCTAATTCTTCAATCAATCAACAAAATGTTAGTAATATTGATTTCTTTAATTGTACTACTACTGGAACAAAAGGTGTTAATTTTACAATAAATAATGAAACTAATATAAGTTTAATTACTGGTGATTTTGATGGAGCATTTGATTTTTATTTGGGTAGTGGAACAGTTAAGGATGATTTTAGTTTTTCAGGAAGTGGTTCAAATCATTATGAATTTTGTATAAATCATAATCAAACTTTTATAACAGATTCACAAATTGAAATACAGAATGGGGTAATTTCAAGGGATTATTTTTTCTCTCAACAACTTTATACAAATTCTACTACTCTGCAGAAATTATTTTTACCCTTTGAAATTGTAACAAATGTAATCATTGAAGTTAAAGACCAAGGATTAGTTCCTTTGCCAAATATAATTGTTAATATTTCTAGGTTTTATCCAGATATAAATAGTAATGAACAAATTATTAGTAAAAAAACAGACGAATTTGGACAAATTGTTGCTCAACTTGTAGAGAATAATGTTAAATATTTATTTACTTTTACAAATATTGCTAATACTGTTTTAAAAACTTCAGATAAAATTACTATTGCTTGTCGTGCAGGTGTTTGTATTGTGCCATTTATTATAGAAGTAGAAGAAGATTTCTTTGAAAGATTTGATAATATAACTTCTTTTTCATTTGATTTATCTTTTAATAATGCAACTAATATAGTAACTTATTCTTGGGATGATCAAACTGGAGAAGGGGCAACACAAAGATTAGAAGTTACTAGGTTTAATCTTAATCAAAGTTTGTTAGTTTGTAATGTATCTTCTTCATCGACAATTGCATCTTTAACCTGCGACATTGGAAGTTCTAGTGCAAGTTATCAAGCACAATCATTTAGAGAAGTTACTGGGGAAGTTAGGAGAAGAATTGCAGTTTTAAGTATTAAAGTTGGAGATGTTATTTCAATTTATGGATTAGAAGGATTATTTTGGGTTTTTATATTACTATTTACTTCAGTGGGCATTGGAGCATTTGATCCAAAGGTAGGGGCTTTGCTTTATGGTGTTGGATTTGTTATAATGGGATTAGTAGGTTTGATCTCTATGCCCCTACCTGTATTTTTTGCCAATACTGCTTTAGTTGCACTATTTGTGTGGGCGGTGAAAACGTGATAAGAGATAAAAGAGGATTGCAATTTAAGAATGCTTTATTTGCTTTAGTTGCTATGAGTGTCGTTATTATTGCCGTCGGTAATTGGGTTGGAAGCTGGAATACAACTTATGATTCTGGATTAGAATATGATCTTCAAGGATTTAATAAACTAGATGAGTTAAGTGATTATGCTTCTTCATCTCAAGGAAATGTTTCTGTTAAAAGTTCATTTGATACTAATGCCCAGATAGGGGATTTTGAGGGAACAAGTCTTAGAGGAGCATTTGGAATTATAAATAATATATTTACCCCATTCACTGTTGTATTTGGAAATGGTGGATTATTAGATTCAATATCTGATAGATGGGGAATTCCCAATTATATAACAATAGGATTAATGACAGCAATGATTTTATCTTTACTATTTGCTTTGATAGCATTATTATTCCGAAAATCAGGAGGTGGTGCATAATGGCAGTTGGATCTCATCCATTACCAACAGAGATATTGGATACTTGTACTGGATTAGTTTATTGTTTTGCAACTTGGGCTTCAGACGTAACTCTAGGGATGTTTTGGGTTTTAGCACTTGGATCTTTTTCAGTAGTTATTTTTTTAGCTACATCAAGATTTGGATCTACTAGGGCTTTTGGATTTTCAGGATTTGTTGGAATGATTGGTGGAGTTTGGTTATCAGTTCTTCAATTAATACCGTGGTGGGTTGGATCTACATTCATAATTGTTGGAGTAATTTCAATAATGGGAATGATAATTTCTGATAAATAGTGTAACAATTTGTAACTTATCTTTATAAAGAAAAACTTCTAATTTTAGTTATTCGGTTTACCGATTTTGTGAAAGGGGGTTTTGGTTTATGAAAAATTTATTATTTAAAAAGAAAAAAGGACAAGTTAACACACTTGCTCCAGCAATTTTATCCCTTGTTTTCGCAGGAATTGTTCTTGTATTTGGTTTAGTTATGTCTCAAGAATTGAGAGATACTCAAACAGCAGGAACTGAAGCTTTCGAAGCTGCTAATTTAACTGTTGTTGGTTTGGGAACTTTCGCTGACTTCTGGGAGATAATTGTTCTTGCAATTGTAATTACAGTTGTTATAGGATTGTTATTGATTGTGTTTGGTGGAAGAGGTAGAAGATAAATTTTCTTGTCTAAAATAAGATGAGAAAATTATCTCTATCAAGAAAAGGACAAGTAAACACTTTAGCTCCAGCTATATTAGCATTAGTTTTTGCAGCTATTGTTTTAGTATTTGGAGTTATTATGTCCCAAGAGCTTAGAGATACGCAAATAGGAACATCAACTTCAGGAACTATTGCCAATGAATCTTTTAATCCAACAGGTGCAGGGATTCTTGATATAGCTTTTCTGAATGCTTGTGGATTTGCTTCTTGGAATGCTTCAGCAATAATTAATCAATCTATTCTATCTGGTGTTTCTTCACAAAATAACACCTTATTAGAAGGAACAGATTATGTTATAAATGGAAATGGAACTCTAACTAATTTAACAGGTTGGAATATTTCTATTGGAACTTATACATATCAATGGGGAGATGAAGCTTGTATTGGAGCTAATTTAACCATTGTAGGTCTAGGTTCATTTGCTGACTTCTGGGAAATAATTGTCCTTGCAATAGTAATAACAATTGTTATAGGGTTACTATTGATAGTTTTCGGTGGAAGAAGACAAAGATAAACTATTAGCTATTTGACCCAATTTAATTTTTAGCGGGTCATCATACTCAAATAAATTTGGAGAAAGAATCATGGCGAAGAAAAAGATGAAAAGGGGAAGACCCCCAAAAAAGAAAAGAAGGTAACGTAAAATGAATCTCATAGTTTGGGAAGATAATAGATGTGGGTGTGGCGGTTTTAAGAATAGGGAATCAAAAATATGTAAGGAATGTAAATCAAAAAATAAAACAAATTTATCAAAAACTATTAGTTTAAAAAAAGAAGAAACATATCAGAAATTTTTAGCTAAAAAAAGAAAAAATGCCAATATTTCAAGCATTCAATAGAAGAAATAAAGCTTGGGTTAAATTCAAGCTTAGTAAGAAAGGTTTTAAAGTCCTCGACGTAAAACAAAGAAATCCAAAAGTTCCTTTTAAAGGAGTTCCTAAGAAGGGACAAACAATGAAAGGAGGAAAAAAATAATGGTAACTGAAAAGAAATTGATAGCAAGTAGAAGAAAAGAAGCTAACAGATTAATAGGTAATTTAAAAAAGAGAAGAAGTAAATTAATTGCAAGTAGAAAGAAAGAAGAAAAGAAAATAGTATCTAAGATTAAAATTAGAAGAAGAGCTTTAAATAGATAATGGGAAAATTTTATTTCACAAAATCTAGAGCACAAGCCCATAGAAAGAAGGGGCAAATGGTAGTTAAAGTGAAACTTAAAAATAATAAAACTGTCTTTAAATTAAGACAAGTTAAAAAATGAAAGGAGGAAAAAGATAAATTATGGCGTTTAAAAAGCTAAAAGCTAGTAAATTAAAACCTAAGATTAAGAAAAAACCATTTGTATCAGCTTCGAGAATGGAAATTACTGCTAGAAAAAAACTTAGAACTAAATTAAAAGTTCCAAATCTTAGTAAAAGATTAAATCCTTAAAATGGGAAAATTTAAGAAAATAAGCAATAATATTAATCGAAGATTTGGAAGTGCTAAGAAAGTTATAACTAATATTCGTAAAGATCAAAAAGATTTTAATAAAAGACCGACGATAGGATCAAAAATTAGCCAGAAAGTTGGAAAAAGAATTAAAAAAAATAAAAAAATGGCTAATCGAATTAGAGGAAATATCAAAGGATATTTTGAACTCGAACAAAGACAATTAAAAAGAGTAGTCTAAGCTATTTTACATTTCAAAAGCTTTCTCTAACCTTTTGTTGTATTCATCTGCACTTGGTAGTCCTGTGTCAAAGTCTCCAAATCCAGAATCTTCTTCAGGTTGTTCTTCTTCAGTAGGTTTTTTTTCTTCTTCGGGCATTGTAGATTCTCCTTTTTTTTTATTTAATTGAGTATTTAATTTTTGTTGTGGTAAGTTTTTCTCCAGTAGTAACAAAATTGCTAATCCCATCATGAAAACAACCATTAAAGCTAATCCTATTCTCTTTAGCCCCAAATAATAATAAATTCCAAACATATCAGTGACGATAAGCATGAAAATTATGTATTTATAAGCTTCAATATCCCTCCCTGTCAAGTTTTTTGAGTTGTCTATAAGGTTTTTCCAATTTTCTAGAAGATCCATCACCTCTTTGTTCCTCCTTTATATTTTCTGCAGTTTTCATCATGCTTTTTATTAACCACCACAACGATAACCATCCAAATAATAGTGTTGCTCCTGCAATCGCTAAAGTCTTTGTTGATAGTGGCATTTTGTTGTTATTTATAATAAAACTTCTATATTTACTTTCTTTTTAATTATCTCTCTCCAATCTGGTTCTTCTCCAGACAATAATTCCACTTTAAATTCTCTGAAACCTTTTTCGTTAATTTTTATTTCTTTAACATATCCTTCTATCTTAATAACGTTCGTTTTTAACTCCATTTTTCTATTGTGTAAAAGTCTTCTTTTTAAGACCCCCCCTTCTCTTTCTTGGTTTTTTATCCTTCCCTCTCTTACCAACACCTTCAGCTTTTCTTAATCCTTCTTTAGTTCTTTCACTAATAATACTTCTTTCAAATTCTGCAAAAGCCCCCATAATGTGCATTTGAAGTTTTCCTGAAGCAGAACTTGTATCTAAATTTTGAGTTACTGCAATGAAATGAATTCCCTTTTGATTAAATTCATCAAATAAAGATAAAAGATGTTGAAGACTTCTTCCGAGTCTATCTAACTTAGTAACCATAATAGCATCAAATTTTAAAGATCTCATATCTTCTAATAATCTATTGAAATTAGGTCTAGAAGAAGTACTACCAGATATTATATCTTTGTATATTTTAAAAACTCCATGACCTTGTCTCTTACAAAATTCTAAACAAATACTTTCCTGGTTATCTACTCTTTGTTCTTCTGTTGAAACTCTGCAATATATTGCCACCCTCATCTTAATAAAGGGACGTTTTTAAGGTTTGTAAATCTATCTTAATCTTAAAAGCTAAACCTTATACCTATCTACATGATTGATTATCTCCTGTGCTATTATAGATAATAGAGTACCTAGTATTGCAACACCTATTATTATAAACAATGGTTTTATTATCATTTTTTTTCAGTCTTATTTCAACTCCCCCACCACTAAATCCCTCTTTAACCTACTATATAATATAATTACCCCTGATAGACAGATATACCCCTATTTCCTTAGGGGGAAGATGGAAATTGAATCTGAAATAGTGTTTTGAGTGACTTCGTAACCAGACACCCCTAGCAATTTGTCTGAAATCTCTTGTTGAGTCCACCCTACAGTCCTATTTAATAGATAAAAAAGAGCATTTCTTTGTATCATTATCTTGTCTTGATTCAAACCACCCCTTCCCTTAAGAATATCTTTCTTAATTTGCTTATATTCTTTTTCATCCAATGGAAAGAAGCTTGGGAACTCTCCATGAAAGTCATATCTATAAGCATTGTAATTTAAATCCCTCTTACCTTTAATATATAAACTTATTTTGTTTGGTTGTGAATAAAATCGGAAGATACCCCTTTGAAATATGCCATCATCATCAGCATTGTAGCTCACATCTATTAAACACTTACTTCTATTGACTGCTATAGCTTTAGGTAGGTCAAAGTATTCAGGAATCACTAATATATTGAGCATATTGTATTGTCCGCACTCTCTGAAGTAATCTAAGACTTGTTGAGTAGCTGCCTTCATTATTTTCCTCCCCATAAGGTCTGCTCCAGCTTCATCATATATTAATGGAGAGTATGGGAAGTTTTGACCCAAGTAATTGCCTTGTTCTATCAATTTAGTGCCATCAAATACAAAATTAGTCTTTAAATCAAGCTTAACTTTCTTTCCATGCACTCTTAACATCTCATAAGCCCAATAAGTTGCAATTTGTGCAGCTAATGTTGACTTTCCGACTCTAACTTCACCCCTACCAGAAATTATTATGGTAAAATCCCAATCATTAACAACATTCATTATCAAAGCGTCTAATTGTAGCTTTAATGTAGAGTCCATATAGAAACCATCATCCTTTTGGTAAGGAAAAGTGCCTTTCGGAAACCATTTCTTACATACTTTAGCCATTTTATTTCTTAAAGATAGCCCTCTTTGGATCATCGGCACTCACCATACCATAACCATATTCATTTTGTAATTTTTCTAATATTCTATACAATCTTTCTATTAATCTCTTAGCTTCTTTCCTTTTTTCTGGGTTTGTAATCCAAAGAGTTCCATTATTACCTTTATGAGTAACTAACGCAAAAGGTATTAAGTCTTCAATCCTATAAACTAATTTTTCATCAACCCATTTTACTTTTTTGTATGGAACTTTTCCACTAATTACATTTAAAATAGCTCTACAAGATTCTAATGCCCCATTAAAATCATTTTCCATTGTACTAGCTTCAAAAGTATCCCTTAGATTAATTAAAGTAGCAGTTATTCCTCCAGCTTGATTATATCCAGCCGAATCTTCCTTTGTTTCTTGAATAGAAAAAGGACTCCTCATAATTTATCACCCATAATACATTTACACATTTCTACTTTATAAAATATTCGTTTTTGTTGTTACTTTATTAGAATACACACATTTATAAACTATAATTCTATAGTTCTATTACAATGAAAACAACAATAGAGGTTTCAAAAGAACTTAGAACTAAATTAATCAATTTAAAATACAAATTGGATGCAGGAAGTATGGATGAAGTGATTAAAAAGATGTATGATCTAATTGTTAAGTTCAAAATGAAGGAGGAAATGAAATGAACAAAAAAGATATGGCAAAAGAACTAGAAAAAATAGCAAAAAGAGTAAGAGAAGATAAAATTGGAAAAGAAGTCACTACATTAGTAATTTTTTATAACAAAAATACATTTCAAACAGAAGTAAACTTTGACCATCCGCCATCTCAAACTGAAACATTAGAATGAAAGCACAAAACCTAATAAACGAAATAAAATTTGAAGAAGAACCACAAAATTGTAATGCAAATGAAGTTATAAATGCTTCAAACATAGAAACTTATGATTGGTATAATAAATTTTACCCAACATTCAATTAAATAAACAAAGGAGGATAAAAATGCCATCAATCAAAGAACAAGCACAGGTTTATGAACCAAAGCGAATGAAAAACATAGCAGATTTAGAAGTAGTTTCAGTTGAACAAGAAATCAAAAGTGAAGTTAAAAAAGAAGGAACAGAAGATGCTTATGAAGTTTCATTCATGGTTCTACCAGATATGGATACTGGAAAGTTAGAAGAATACAGAGTTCCAAATTCAGTATTAGAACAACTTAAAGAAATTTTGGAAGTTAAACCTGATTTGAAAACTTTTAAAGTTACAAAGAAAGGAGATAGTTTGAACACGAAATATACTGTTGTTCAGTTAGAGTAATTTGTTATTGTTTTTTTGCTAAAAACATCATATTCCCTCCAGTACAAAGTATTGGAGGGTTCAAATTCATGGGAGGGTAGTTCTTATTGATTATTAGATCTATCATTTGAACCTCTTTACCCCTCCCATGATCATACTCGAGAACGTGGGGTGGGATCTCGAGGAAAGTAGTCCTAAACAAACTTCTTTTTTTCATCAAAGCTCCACGCCCTTAGGGGCAAATCATAATCATGGCATACAGAGAAGTAAAATATAAAGGTGAAGGACTTAGGAATTTAAATAAAAGAATTGAAGAAATTTTTAGACGTGGAGAAGAAGTTATATATTGGGAATTAATTTCAATTGATGTTGGCAGACCTAAAACGTTAAAGGGCAGGAAAGCGAACAATGGAAATAAGTGAAGAAATAACTAATGAAAAAACTGGGGAAGTTATAGTATTAAAAAAAACAAATGATATTCAATTACTTAAAAATCAGTTAATGTTATTGGGAATGAAAGGTTTGTTTTATAGTCCTTGGGCAAACGATATTAGAGAAAAGATTAAGAAATTAAAGGGAAGTAATGAGTAGAAAATGGTAAGTAAGATACCTCCAAGATTAAGAAGTATTCTAATTAAAGGGTATATTGGTAGTGAAAATTATAATTTAGTTCAAGGAGAAACCAAGGAAATATTAATTACTGATGCATTAGAACAATTCAAAAGAGAAATTATTTGCAAGTGGGGATCAGAATATTTATATCACGTAGCATGGGCTAAAAAAAGGGGATTTAGAAATTTATATGAATATCAAAAATATCTTGGAGAAAGACAAGGATTTAAAAATTTTTACCAATTGGTAAAATATAATAAATTAAAGAAAGAAAGAAAAATATCTAAATACATAATAATTGATGGTATGGTTTTCAACAATGAAAAAAGAGAATATTTAAAATATAAAAAAAGAAAAATTAAAAGAGATAAAATATTAAATAAACACATTAATTTATTACGTAGATTAAGAAATAATTCTTTTAAGGAATAAATATGAAAGACAAAAGATTTGAAACATTAAGAATGAAATATTCTTTATCAAAAAAGAAAAAGAAGAAAGTAATTTGTCCTATTTGTTCAGGTAAAGAATCTATGGAAAGTTATCCAAAATATGATTGTTCTGAATGTGGTGGAAGTGGTTTTATTTTGGAGGAAGAAGAATGAAAATACTAAACTTATATGCGGGAATTGGTGGAAATAGAAAACTTTGGGGAGATGAACACGAAGTAACTGCCATAGAGATTAATCCAGAAATAGCAGGGATCTACAAATATAATTTTCCAAACGATAATGTTATCGTAACTGATGCTCACCAATATCTCTTGCAGCATTACAAAGAGTTTGATTTTATTTGGAGTTCTCCACCATGTCCAACTCACAGTAGATTATGTTTTAGCCAACCAATTAAAAGTTATCCTAACATGGATTTCTATCAACAAGTTATTTTATTGAAGAGTTGGTTCAAGGGAAAATGGGTAGTTGAGAATGTTATTCCATATTATGAAGCATTAATAAAACCAACAGTTGAATTGGGGAGACATCCATTTTGGGCTAATTTTGATATTGAAGATAAAGAGTTCAAGAATATTGATGTTAGTAGATCAACAGCAGAAGAACTATCTGAATATTTGGGTATGCCTATTCCAAGAATTAAGGCAAGATTATTATTAAGAAATTGTGTTGAACCTAAGATGGGGCTTCATATATTTAAATGTGCTTTCAAGGAGAAGCAAGTACGTCTTTGAGGTAAAGATGGAAATAAAAATATATAAAGAAAATGAGAAATTGGACGAAGCATATCAAAGATTAGTAGAGAAGATAAATGAAATTTCTAATAAATATAAGTTAAGTTATTTTGAATTATTTGGAATAGTGGAATGTTATAAATGCGATTTAATTAAACAAAATATAGAAGAGGATGAAAGAGATTAGACGCATTAGGAATAATAATGGAAATAAATAACAAAAACTGTTTAGTTGAACAAGCAATGAAAGAAGCAAAAGATAGAGGAGAACCTAATCTTAGTCTTTGTTTATCTTGTCCTTGTCCAAAATGTTCTCCTAGATGTTAATTCGCATTAGAAACAGGATATGTAAAATAAGAACATTTATATAGTATCATATCATATCATATACATAATGGAAACAAAAGATAAAACAGCGACGATTGAATGTGAAGTTTGTGAAGAAGAATTTACAGGACTTACAGAAAAACAAGCTGAAAGATATAAACAAATGCACAACTGCAAGGGGAAGAAAGATGAGTAGAACATTAGAATTAATTTCTCAATTAAAAATGATTGAATATGAATTAGATAATACAAAGATGTCTAAAGAAGTTGTTTGTTGGTGGGAAGAATTGATGGATATATCAAATAAATTTAATGAGATTCATTCGCATTGGAAATCAGCAAACCAAAATTTTGAAGAAAAGAAACATATTCCAGTTGAAAAACAAACTAAAGATGCTTTGGAGAAAAAAGAATAATGGAAATAATAGAAATTATTGTAGAAAAACAGAATAAAATTACAGAAGAGATTGATAGAAGAAAAGAATTCAAAAAGAATTTAGATGTTTTGTCTGGTGGTGCTGTTGATTTCAATCACTTATCAGAAATTGAAGTTTTAATTGGACAAATAAATATATTGGAAGAAATTAAAGAAGAGTTCGCATCTGGAGACAAATCAGAATGAAAGTTTTAGAATTAAACAAAACTGAATTAGAAGACTTGGATTATTTACTGGATAGGATAATAAATGATAATCCAATTTATGCACTTGAAATAAGCAAAGCTAGATATTTATTAGGTAGAATAAAAGACTTGCAAGACGCCAAAGGGAGACATGACGCATGAAAAAAGCATTATGGAGAGAAATATCAGATAAGATTCAATACAAAGTTATTAGCAGAGAAGAAACACAACTTGATGCATGGGGAAATTTAATAAAACCATCTTTAAAATATAGTTTTAGAGATGTTCAATACGCAATAGAACTTACAGTAATTGAAATGAAGAAGAGGATTCGCAATACTAAACTTAAACGAAACGGGGGTAAAAAATAATGGCAAAAAGAAGAATTATATCAAAAGAAGCAGAAGAACTTGCTAAGAAGCTTCATAAAGAAGAACACTTGATAATAGAAGGAAAGATTGACAAGGATCATAGATTAAAAGATTATTATTATTTAATGGCTTCTGGATTATATAATAAGATAAAAGAAGATAGTATTGAAACTTGGAATTTGATTGTTGATTTACAAAAAGAAATTAGTAGTTTATCTGATTCAATGAAAGAAGTTTCAAAACAACAAAAATATCTTTGGCAAACTTTGAATGAATTTCGCAAAGTAAATGAAAGGGGAACTGACTAATGGAACAAGTATTAGTAAATCAAAGTGAAGTATTGGCATGGTGTTTATTTAGTTTTATGTTGGGAATAGTATGGAGGGGATTTTTTAAATGGATGCAAGAGGGAATAGAAAAATGATATGTAAACTAAATCAAAGAGGAACTGAACAATGATAAAGGATCATATGGATGCTTTTTTTTATTTTGGATACGGAGCAGGATTACTTCTGGGTGGAATAGTGGGATGGATGGGAGCTTTTCCTATAGCAATAATTTCTGGTATTTTGGCGATGTGTTATGCTCATTTTAGTATACGCGAATTAAACCAAAGGAGTAAAGAATGATGTGGGAGATTATATGGAAAATGCTTGAAGCATCTTTAATATTATTTTTAGTAATAATAATAATATTCTTTACAATTATCTTTGTAGCTATTGCAATTCATTTTTTTGTTAATTCAACATACAAATTTTTTAAATTAGTTCACAATTTAAACCAAAGGAGTAAAGAATGACAGATAAACAAAGATTAAGAATTAGACAACTTAAACAAAAAATAATTGATATACAAGCACATCATAGAAAGGTTATGCATTCAAGATATTGTGATATTTATTTTTTAAAAGAACAATTAAAACGACGCAATATGAAAGAAAAATGAAAATGTATGAGTTACTAGATAAAATGTTGAAAGACAAAGAATATACTTTAACAGAATATGAAAGAGGATATGTTGAAGGTTTTAACGAAGCTGTGCGTGAAGCTGAAGGAGAGCGAACATGAGAATAAGTTTTGATTTTAGAGATTTAGGTCTTGCAGAGTTAATGCTTTATGGAATGATTGGAACATGTATATTTTTTGCTTATCAAAGTTCTATTTTCTTTGGAAGGGTTGCAGTTATATATTTAATATTTGAAATTACAATAAGAAGATTTGAAATTAAAGTTCACAAAGTAGGGGCAAAGGGAAAATGATTTCATTTGAATTAATTGACAGGATTCAAGATATTGTAAGCATTCCAATAGCACTCTGGATAATTTATAGATTAGAAACAATTTATAGAGTAGGGGTTAAGGGAAAATGACTTGCGAAATAGGTTTTATTGGGACTCTAATAATATTATTAGCTGGTTACGGAATGTTTAGAACTTTTGAATTTGCCATTAGAAGAAATATAAAATTTGTCAAAGAACATAGATTAGGGGCAAAGGGAAAATGAAACATGAATACAAAATAGTAACAGTATTTTTATTATTAATTTTAGTTGGAAGTATTCTAATGAATTTTTATTCGCAAGATAAATTTGAAGAAAGATATGGGAGAAAGCCAATTAATGTTTGTGAAGGGTCTGCAAGTATAGGTATGATTCCAATTGGTTATTGCGATCAATATGTTTCAGAAGAACTTAGATTAGGGGAGAAACGCACAAAATGACCGAATTTGAATTTGTTTATAAGGAATTATCTAGGTTAAGTAAAAATATAACTTTAATAAAAAGAGAGGTTAAAGATATTAACAAAAATTTAAAGAAAGTGAGTAATGCTAACGAAGTTTTAATGAATCAATATGATACTAAGTTTTTTATTGATGGAGAAGAATGTAAAATGACACTTGCTATTGTTAAACTTATGAAGAAAGTAGAAGAACTTGAATTAGGGGTTAAGCGAATAAAATGAAATTGTTAGAAGTATTTAGATTGAAAAGTGTTAAGAATGACGAAGTAAGTTTGAATAAATTAAGGGAAACAATTTCTAATATGGATTCAAACCAAGAGATTATTTTAAAAGAGGCATTAAAAATACTTAGGTTTATCAATAAGAAGTATGAAAATTTCAAACCATATCTAACAGGTAATTGTTTTTCTTGGGATTTAAAAAAGGATATTAGTCAATTTTCAATAGCTTTAAACAGAAATAAAGATTTAGTAAGAATTATTCTTTGGAAACCTTCTGAAGATGGAGCTGATTATCAAGATGTTGGAATAATCCCTATGGAAGTTTTAATAAGTGAAGATTGGAAGAAGTTTACTAAAGAAGAAAATCTCAAAATAAAAAACAATTATGAAATAGAAAAGATAGAGATGGAAGAATTAAATGAAGTAAACAAAAAAAAGAGAGATTTAGAGAAGTTTATTGAATTAAAAAAGAAATTTGGAGTGCGTGAAACAGGAGAAGAGAGTAATGGATAAAAGATTTCTTGTAATTGGTTTATTAATTTTTGCAGGCTCGGGAATTTTCATAACCCTTCTTACACCTTTACCAAGTTGGACTGCACCAATCGTTATTCCAATAAATTTTACGGGTCTAATATTAATTATAGCAGGATTAATAACTAATAAGGATGATTGGAAGTTTCGCAATTCAAGTGAGGAGAGTAAATGATTTCGTTTGAATTAATTGACAGAATACAAGATATTGTAAGTATTCCAATTGCATTATGGATTATTTATAGATTAGAAACTATTCATAGATCAAGTGGAGGAAGTAATGGATCTTGAAAACAAAACAATACCAGAAGTTAAAGGATATGAATTAATAGACACAGAAGAATTTTATAATTCAGAACCACAAGAATGTATAAGATTATTTTTTTATCATGGAAGATTTTGCACACAATATTTTTACAAGGAGGATCAAACTACTAAAAAATAGTTAGAATATTTTATAAATAAATTTTAGTTAAAAAAGAGATGGATCATCAATCATTAAAACAATATTTGAATTGCACTGTTAAATTAATTCTTTCAAATAATTTTTGGTATAAAGGAAAAGTTACTTCTGTTTCTGAAAAAGAATTTGCCTTCACTGATATTAAAGGTAATAATGTTTCTGTTGATCCTAGTTTTATAATAATGATTGAGGTTGTTGGGGAATGAAATGTTATTTTTGTGATAAAAAACTTGTTGCAACAACCCCTTATTATTTTAAAGGAATAAAAATAACAAGTTGTTTTAAATGTGCAAACGAAAAAGATTTGAGAACTTTCGGAAATGAAGATGGATTTTTAAAAGAAAGGTGGGCTTTAAGATGACATTTATTCATACAAGAAAATGCAAGGGATGTGGGAATCTTGTTGATACTGAAGAATGTATGTTTTGTAAGAAAAGAAAAAAGAAGGGGGAAGGTGATGAAAAAATTCCAATGTAATGTATGTGAGGCAATTTTAACTACTGAAGGTCAAATTCCTTTAAAATGTTCTTGTGGAAGTAAACATATTGAACCTTATTATTTATCAAAGAAAGAATTGTTTGCTATGATTAAAAATAAAAAGTTTAAACAAGAAGAAGAATCTCCTTTTCATAAAGCTTTTCTTGTTGAAGAAATAGAAGAAGAAGAACACATCAAAAAAATTCTTTTAGATGTTTATGAAGATATTAAATATATTATTGAAAAATATCTTGAAATAGATCCAAAACATACAAAGATTATTGCTTTATGGATTATTGGTACATATTTCCATAAAGATTTCAATTCTTACCCTTATCTATATCTTAATGCTATGAGGGGATCTGGAAAAACTAGATTGCTTAATTTAATATCTTCAATGTCTTTTGAAGGAACTATACAAAATTCAATGACTGATGCAGTATTATTTAGAACTAAAGGAACTTTATGTATTGATGAAGCAGAAGGATTTGGTAGAAAAGGTAAAGAAACTTTGCTAGAGTTACTGAATTCGGGTTACAAAAAAGGTGTAATTGTAAATCGTATGAAAAAGAAAAAAACACCAGATGGAGAGGAACAAGTTGTTGAAAGTTATTCGGTTTATAGACCAATTGCAATAGCAAATATTACTGGAATTGATAACGTTTTGGGGGACAGATGTATCAAAATTATCCTGGAAAAATCAATTAGTGAAAAAAAGACTAGATTGGTTGAAAATCTCCTAGAATCTAAAATTTTGGCAATAAAAGAGATTTTGGTGTCAATTTCACGGATTCAGTGTTCTTTGTGTATGAACGTGCAGCCCCAGAATGTATATATAGAGTGGAACAAGTATGTGTTAGGGGAGGGATATACACCTATCTACACCACTACACTACCTACACTAAGTACACTAAGTGCACTAGAAAAGAAGTTT